TTGTATAATGCATTGATGGATGTTCTTTCCGAGAACACTCCATATGAAAGAATCTATCTTGTACGTTCTCTTGTGGCAACCAGAGAGATTGGATTTCTTCCGGGTGATCATGAGGACAAGGCTGATATTTACCAGATTCCATATAAGAATATGGTAAAGTACATGTTCCAGATGCCCAGTGATGCAGACTTTGAGATGCTTTATGGTAATCTCAAATCGCAAGATACAATTAAGTTTTGGAGCACATCATTCCTTCGTGGAACAACACTTGATAATTCAATTGTTATAGTTGATGAGTTTCAAAATCTTAATTTTCATGAACTGGACTCTATTATTACCCGTGTTGGTGAAAACACTAAAATCTGCTTCTGTGGTGATGCCAGACAATCTGATTTAACAAAATCAAATGATAGAAATGGTATTGTTGACTTCATGAACATCTTGAGAAAAATGCAATCTTTTGATATAATAGAGTTTGGAGTGGAAGATATTGTTCGTTCTGGATTAGTCAAAGAATACATCATAGCAAAAATGGAAGCAGGTTTTTAATGTTTAATCATGTTGATATTGGTCTCCCACAATTAGATCGGGAGACGATTGATGGGGTAAGGTATTACTCTGTGCCCGATGAAGAAGAACTTCTTCGACTGGTCTCCATCACTTCGGTGACCAGTCATTTTAATAAGGAGATTTTTGTTAAATGGCGTAAAAAAGTTGGTAATGAAGAGGCTGATCGTATCACGAAAAAGGCAACAAGTCGTGGTACGGACATGCATACTCTTGTGGAACATCATCTGAAGAATGAAAGTATTCCAAATGTTCAACCCATTTCAGAGTTTCTTTTTAAAATTTCTAAACCAGAATTGAACAAGATTGATAATATTCATGCTCTGGAAAGTTCCCTATATAGTAAGCAACTTGGTATTGCTGGAACGGTTGATTGTATTGCCGAACATGAAGGTGAACTAGCAATAATTGATTTCAAAACGTCCAAGAAACCAAAACCACGAGAGTGGATCGATCACTATTTTGTACAGTGTATGGCATATGGTTGTATGCTGTACGAACTGACTGGTATTTCAGTCAAAAAACTTGTAATTATTATGGCTTGCGAAAATGGAGAATGCGTCGTCTATCAAGAACGAGACAAATCAAAATACATTAAACTTCTTACCCAATACATTAGAAAGTTTGTTGGAGATAAATTGGAGCTCTATGGAAACGAATAATGAATTAGAAAAAGTAATTGAAAAAAAATTTTTAACTCCATCAAAATTTGCAATGGAGATTGAAAACATTGTTGCCACAGAAAAAATTAATTATATCGATGCAATAGTACATTATTGCGAAATCAATGAACTTGAGATAGAATCTGTGACAAAGTTGGTGTCAAAACCACTGAAAGAAAAATTAAAGTGGGATGCGACTCAACTTAATTTTATGAAAAAAACATCGAGAGCAAAACTTCCTCTATGACCGTGACTCCCTTTGAAACCTATCAACATTATTTGTCACTCAAAAATCACTTCACAAATCCGAAATACGACTTCTTTCGTTATGGTGCTAAAACACGAGCTACCATAACGTCTTTTAATAAGAGGAAAGATAAGTATTGGTTTGAAAAGACTTCCAGAAAGTACTCTGATCAAGAAGTCGTTCAATTCCTTGTATCAAATTTTATTTCATCCGATAACCCACAAAACCTATGGATTGGAGAAATTATCAATTCTGGAGAAAGAAACTACGCCGAGTGGATGAAACGACAACAGAGTTTGAGTTACTTGTTCAAAGAACAAATGAACGAATTGTTATCGGAAAACAAATTAGAGAATGTTTTCAATTGCTCCAAAGGACATCCACTAATTCTAAAAAAATATTTGGCAGGTGAAGTAAGTATTGAAAATGTTGTTATTTGCGAAAAAATTTTTTCTTTTCGTGAAAAATTTGACAAAAAACTTGATGATCCTGTATGGGAAACCGTCAGTTTAAAAATCAAAAAATATTTACCCTTTCTAAATATTGATGTGTTCCATTACAAAAAACTTCTGAGGAAAATTGTAAATGAGTGAATTTTTTAATTCTGAAATTATTCAGGAAGAATTAACTAAAATCAATGATCTTCAAGAAGGATTATATTCCGATGCATCATCTTTTGGGATGATGAGTAATGAAGAGAAGTTAGAGCATATTGATATGATGATCGAACTTCTTGAAAAACAAAGGGTCATGTATACGAGATTATCTCTTTCTGATGATCCTGCTGCTATTGAAATGAAAGAAAATTTAAAAAAATCTGTAGTTCTGATGGGATTTCCACCAGGAACTGATATGAGTATTCTTTTTTCCACCATGGAACAAACTGTCCAATCTCTCAAGGACTATATTGACGCCTGAGGGCAACGTTGTTATAATATCTAAGTCAATCCGACACATCCAACAAAATCCGAGGTAATCCGAATGTCTTTTGCTGATCTTAAAAAGCAATCTAAACTTGGCTCTTTGACTGCTAAACTGGTCAAGGAAGTTGAAAAGATGAATACCACCAACACTGGTGATGATCGTCTTTGGAAACTGGACGTTGATAAAAGTGGCAATGGTTATGCCGTCATCCGTTTCCTTCCTGCTCCTAATGGTGAAGATCTACCATTTGTGAAGCTTTACTCTCATGCCTTCCAAGGTCCTGGTGGTTGGTACATCGAGAACTCTTTGACTACTCTGGGTCAGAAGGATCCTGTATCCGAGTACAATACGATGCTGTGGAATAATGGCACCGATTCTGGTAAGGATCTGGCACGTAAGCAGAAACGCAAACTGACCTACATCAGCAATATCTATGTGGTCAAGGATCCTGCCAATCCAGAGAATGAAGGCAAGGTATTCCTGTATAAGTATGGTAAGAAGATCTTTGATAAGATTACTGCCGCAATGCAACCTGAGTTTGAGGATGAGGAAGCAATCGATCCGTTCGACTTCTGGCAAGGTGCCAACTTCAAACTGAAGGCAAAGAATGTGGCAGGTTATCGTAACTATGATTCTTCTGAGTTTGCACGTCAGGATGCACTTCTGGATGATGATGATGCAATGGAAGCAATCTGGAAAGGTCAATATTCTCTGCAGGAGTTTGTTGCCGCAGACCAGTTCAAAGACTATGATGCTCTGAAGAAGCGTCTGGACTATGTTCTTGGTAATAAGGGCACTCCTTCTTTCCAGGACCAGGAAACTATCGAGGAAGAAGAAAACTTCCGTCGTGAGAGTCGTGGTGAAAATCTGGACGATCTGAGTGAAGATCGTGGTAAGTCTTTCAACTCTCCCGATATCACACTTTCAAGTAATGAAGATGATGATGATGCAATGAGTTACTTTGCCAAACTTGCCGAGTAAATGGGAAGGAGGGTTAATACCCTCCTTTTTTATTTTGCTCTAGTATTTTCTGTTCTAATTAATGATTTATTAATAAATTGGGACGAATCACTATACACCATTTCAGTTCTCATATCATTTAAGAACTGCTGTAAGTAAGATGGTTTTAAAAGATAAATGGTTTGTTTCTTTTCATTTTCTCGTATTTCATACTGATAATTGGATATGGTAATTACAGGACTAAAGTATGCACTTGGTAGATTTGGATTTGGAATTTCAAAATCTTGATCAACTATTTTTCCTGCTGGAAGAACTAAATTGCCATCAGAATTTTTAACTTCTTTAGTTTCATAGTGATGATCGTCATTAATATTTTCTAGACCATATTTACTTACGGTGTATTCGTATAGGTCTTTACTGGATAATGGCCACTGATCTCTGACATTAATAATATTAGCAGAAATTAAAACAACCCAATCCAAATCCGATTTACCATAGATTTCTTCTGCGATTGTGTCGGGTCTGGCTCCATCTCTAATTTCATACTTATTGAAGATAGTAAAAATATTTTGAAGATCATCTCGAATCTTCATTCGACGGAAAATATTCTTTGCCTGAATATAACTAGAACTTGATGTTCTATTGGCAAATGGTGATTCGTATTCTAAATTTGGAAGTTCTCTAAAATAACTCATCAGAATCCTACTCCAAGTTTTCCTTCTTCTGTTGTATCATATTCTTCGGCATATACAGGGTTCAGTTCTTGGAATTGAAGTGAAAGTTTCATGTGAACTGGTGTTGTATCATCATATGTCGCATAAGTTCCGGAACCGGTATAATTTACTGCCATATTCAATAATGCCATAGGTTTAAATCTATTTAAAAACTTATGATCTTCACCTCCTGTCTTATATGAAAGTTGGAATACATCTGGAGATGCTATGAACAATCCTTTAGCTCC